CACCCCAAAGCGAAAATCCAGTTACCTCATCATAGTCTGACTTGCTTTTATAGACACGAATTGTTGTGCCTTCCATTCTGGCATTAGCGGCGGCTTGAGCTAACCAGTTTGCAGCTTTGTCGGCCTCTTCATGGGTAAAATCAATAATTAAGTTTTTTTCTGGTGCATTTTCTCTATCGCTGTTGTTATCAACGATTCTGAATTTTGCGTTAAATGCGGTGTTTGCCATAATAATTAAAAGGGTTCAATGGGTGTAATGCCGTTTGCTTCTTCCCAT